ACAAAAGATGCTTTTATAAGAGCGTTAGGCGCTCACAATGTTGCAACGTTAGATGAAATGAAAAATTTACATCTTTATGATTTTGGTATATTTATAGAGTTACTACCAGACGAAGAAGAAAAAGCTATATTAGAAAACAATATACAAGCAGCATTATCTCAACAGTCTATAGATTTAGACGATGCGATTGATCTTCGTAATGTTAGAAATATTAAATTAGCAAATCAATTGTTAAAAGTAAAACGTAAAGCTAAAATAGCTAGAGATCAACAAATACAACAACAGAATATACAAGCACAAGCTCAAGCTAATTCACAACAGCAACAAGCAGCTGCTCAACTAGAAGTTCAAAAAGATCAGGCAAAAATTCAAACACAAGTATTTTTAGAGCAAGAAAAAAATAAACTACAATCACAGTATTTAGAAAAAGAAGCTAGTGTTAAAAAAGAACTAATGGCTTTTGAGTTTGAGTTAAACTCTAAGTTAAAAATGCAAGAAAAAGAAGTTGCAGGTAAAATGGAAGCTGTTAGAGAAGATAGAAAAGATCAGCGTGTAGACAGACAAGCTGAGCATCAAAAACAAATGATTACTCAAAGAAGTGAGGGTGATTCACTTAAAAAGTTTGAGTCGTCAGGTAATGATATAGTTACAGGAGACGCAGGTTTAAATCTGTAGTTTTTAATATTTAATATTTTATAAAATTTTATTATGGCAGAAGAAAATAAAGAAGTTGTCGAAGAGATAACTGAGCAACAAGTAGAACAACCTGTAGAAGAGGTTGTTGAACAAATAGATGAATCAAAATTTAATAGCGCTGGTGATGATAGTATTATTAAAGTTGATTTAGACAAAGCACCTATACAAAGCGAAGAGGTTGAGCAACAACCCGCTGAAAAAGAGGTGGAAGTGGCGGAAGAGCCAGCTACAACAGAGCGAGTTGTTATGGAAGAAGTTGTTGAAACAGAACCAGAACAAAAAGCTGAAATTAAACAACAAGAAGTCGTTGAAGAAGTTAAAGATGTTGTTGAAGAAGCTGTTAAAGAATCTCAAGCCACTGGTAAACCACTACCTGAAAACGTGCAAAAGTTAGTAGAATTTATGCAAGAAACAGGTGGTGATCTTGAAGATTATGTAAACTTAAACAGAGATGTTTCTAAAATGGACAACTCTGATGTACTTGATGAATATTATCGTGCTACAAAATCTCATTTAACTGCAGAAGAAAGAGGTTTTTTATTAGAAGAAACTTTTGGTTACGATGAAGAAGAAGACGATCCTAAAGATATCAAGAGAAAAAAGATAGCCCTTAAAGAGCAAGTTGCCGAGGCTAAAGCCTATTTAGACGGGCAAAAGTCTAAGTACTACAAACAAATCAAGTCTGGTGTTAAACTTACTGAAGAGCAACAACAGGCTATAGATTTTTATGAAAGGTACAACAAAGAAAGTCAAGAGCAAGCAAGTTTATCTGAAGCTAGTAAAAAAGTATTTTTAGATAAAACTAATAATTTATTTAACGACAAATTCAAAGGTTTTGAATATAATGTTGGCGATAAAAGATATAGGTTTAATATTAAAGATATTAATAAAGTAAAAGAAACTCAAAGCGATCTTAATAATTTTGTTAACAAGTTTGTTGGCAAAGATGGTGTTTCACTAGAAGACGCTGCTGGTTATCATAAATCTTTATTTACAGCTATGAACGCAGATGCTATTGCCAAGCATTTTTATGAGCAAGGTAAAGCAGATGCTATAAAAGATAGAGTTGCTAAAGATAAAAATATCAACTTAGAACCTAGAAAAACATTTGGCGAAACAAACGTCGGTGGTGTTAAGTATAGAGTTTTAGGTGATAGTGCTAATGACTATAAATTTAAAATTAAAAAGAAAAGTTAATTATTTAAAAAAAATTTATTATGGCAATTACTAATGGGAATTTGCTTAACTTAACGCCCTCGGCAATTAAGCAAAACCTACAAACAAATTATTTAGATCTTGCTTCTGAGGCTGGTAAAGGCTGGGCTCAACAGTATGTGCCAGACTTAATGGAAAAAGAAGCTGAAGTTTTCGGACCGAGAACTATATCAGGTTTTTTATCCCAAGTCGGTGCAGAAGAAGCAATGACAGCTGATCAAGTAGTTTGGTCTGAACAAGGTAGATTACATTTATCTTATAAAGCTCAAATTACTGACGGTGATGCAGGTACTGTAGCTGGTGGTCAAGTTACTTTAGTTAAAGATATAGATAACAAAACTATAGATGGTACTTTATTTAACCACGGTGTTAGAGTTAATGATACTGTTATAATAGCTTCATCAGAAGCTGTTGTAAAAGCTATTGTTACTAAAACAAATGTTGGTACTAGTAACGTTATTGAAGTTGCTCCTTATGGTGTAGCTCACTTAAATGACGCTGGTTTTACTGACTTTGGCTCTAGTGCTGAAGAGTGTACTGTAATGGTTTACGGTTCTGAATTTAGAAAAGGTGACAACTATCAAGGATCAGATTCTAGACAAGCTAATCAACCTTCTTTCAAATCACTTTCTAATAAACCAATTATTATGAAAGATTACTACGAAGTATCTGGATCAGATGCATCTAGAATTGGTTGGGTAGAAGTTTCTTCTGAACAAGGTCAATCAGGTTATCTTTGGTATTTAAAAGCTGAAGCTGACACAAGAGCTCGTTTTACTGATTACATTGAAATGGCTATGCTTGAAGCTGTACTCGGTGGTGATGCTTCTGATGTTTTCAGTGGAGGTGAAGTTGCTGCTGACGACTTAGTTGATGATTATTTAGAAGGTGGATCAGCTACTTACTCTGGTGACTTACATGGAACTCAAGGTTTATTCGATGCTATCGAGTCTAGAGGTCATGTAACATCTGGTGTAACTGGTGTTAACGCTGCAACCGATTTAGCTGAGTTTGATGCTATACTAGCTGAGTTTGACAAGCAAGGTGCTATTGAAGAGTACATGATGTTTGTTAATCGTACAACTAGCTTAGCTATAGACGATATGCTTGCTTCGATGAACTCTTACGGAGCTGGAGGTACTTCATATGGAGTATTTGACAATGACGAAGATATGGCATTAAATTTAGGTTTCTCAGGTTTCCGAAGAGGTTCTTATGACTTCTACAAGTCTGACTTTAGATACTTAAATGACAAAGCTACAAGAGGCGGTATTAACGAAGCTGCTGGTAATAACGCTATTAGAGGTGTACTTATTCCTGCTGGAACTTCATCTGTTTATGATCAAACAGTTGGACAAAGCATTAAGCGACCTTTCTTACACGTTAGATTTAGAGCTTCTGCAACTGATGACCGAAGAATGAAGTCTTGGGTTACTGGTTCTGTTGGAGCTGCTACATCAGCACTTGATGCAATGCAGTTACACTTCCTAACTGAAAGATGTTTAATCACACAAGGTGCGAACAACTTTATGTTAATGAAGTAAGACTATTTATTTATAAGGGCGGTCTTGTATCGCCCTTATATTTTTTTTAATTTTTATTATATTATATTATGGCAAAGAAAAAACAAACAACTAAGGTTGAAGAACCTGTAGTTGAAGAAACAATAGCTGTTGTAGAACAGCCTAAGGTTAAAGTTCCTGAAATAAAAACTAAACCAAATAATACTTGGGAGATAAAAGATAGAACTTATTTTTTAAAAGGAAGAAAAAAACCTTTAACAAGAACAATAAGATCTTCTAATATATATTGGTTTGATGAAGAAAAAGGTTATGAAAGAGAACTAAAGTACTGCGCAAATCAAAGAACTTGTTTTGTAGACGAGATGACTGGTGATCAAAGACTTGAACACATAACTTTTCAAAATGGTGTTTTATTTGTTCCTAAAAACAAAACAGTTTTACAAAAACTTTTAACACTATACCATCCTGCTAACGGTAAAATGTTTTTTGAACATAAACCAAAAGTTATAGCAGAAAATCAACTAGATATACTTGAGATGCAAACAGATGCTTTAATAACAGCAAGGCAAATGGATATTGATTTAGCTGAAGCTATTATGAGAGTAGAGAAAGGTTCTAGCGTGTCTAATATGAGTTCTAAAGAACTTAAAAGAGATTTGCTATTGTTTGCTAGAAAAAACCCTAAATTGTTCTTAGAATTAGCTTCTGATGATAATGTTCAGCTTAGAAACTTTGGTATTAAAGCTGTTGAAAATGGTATTATAAGTTTATCAAGCGATCAAAGATATTTTAACTGGACGTCGACAGGTAGAAAACTTATGACAGTTCCATTTGATGAACATCCATACACTGCGTTAGCACATTGGTTTAAGACAGATGAAGGTATGGAGATATACTCAAACATAGAAAAAAGATTTAATTAATATCTTTTAACTAATATTAATAGCCACTTTAACGAGTGGCTATTTTTATTTATAGGCTAACCTTCCACTTTATTATGTAACTATATAATAGTATAAAAGATATTGAACTATGAAACCAAAAGGATTAGGAGATACAATTGAAAAAATTACAAAAGCTACTGGCATCAAGACGTTAACACAACTAGCTTTCAATGCTGTTGGATATAGCGATTGTGGATGTGATGCTAGAAAAAAGTGGCTTAATGAAAACTTCCCTTATAAAAAATATTAAAAATGATAAGCGTAGATACAGTATATCAAAAAGTTTTAGCTATTGCTAATAAAGAACAAAGAGGTTATATAACACCTCAAGAGTTTAACTTGTTAGCTGATAAGGCTCAAATGGAAATATTTGAAAATTATTTTAATGAAGAAGACAGGTATAGAAGAGTTGCTTCTAACGACACGACATACTCTGATAACGCAACTAGTGTTCAAAGTAAAATAGATCATTTTGAAAAGTACAACGAAATATTAGATATGTCTAATGGTGGTGGTATAGCTATGCTTCCTGATAATTATAAAATAGGTAGTTTGTTTTATAGACCTGGTAACGATTTAACCAAGTCTTATAAAATAGACATTGTTGACCAAAACGAAATAGGCTTTATATTATCTTCAAAAACCTTAGCACCAACTTTAACTAGACCTGTTTATACTAGGTTTTCAATAAATCAAGATGATAATGTTGGAAGAGAAAGAAGAATACAAATATATCCTGTTACTATAACCACCGATGTTTATTGTAACTATTTAGCAAGACCTAATAAACCTAACTGGAGTTACGTATTAGTAAAGCAAAAGGCTTTATATAATAGAAACTTAGCTGTTGACTTTGAACTTCATAAATCAGAAGAAGAAAACTTAGTAAATAGAATACTACAACTAGCTGGTGTTGTAACAAAAAATCCAGATATTCAACAGTCTGCATTTTTAGACAAACAATTAGTAACTCAGCAAAAAAATAATTAATCATGGGTTTATTAGACGGAACAACACAAAACACTTATTATAACGCTACTAATCCAGCTTCTTATGGTAGTTCAACAAACTATCAGTTTACCACGTTAGAAAATATAATTAATAACTTTATGATAGCGTATGTTGGTGAAGCTAAGGTCATATCGAAAGCCTCTATAACAGATGTTAGGTTTCATGCTATGAGAGCTATACAAGAACTTTCGTACGATGTTTTAAGATCTTTTAGATCTCAAGAAATAGAAGTTCCTGCTAGCTTGTCGATGGTGTTACCACAAGATTATGTTAACTATATAAAAGTTGTTAGAGTTGGTACGGATGGTTTAGAAAGAGTTTTGTACCCAGCAAGAAACACGTCTAATCCATTTGCTATATCACAAGGTGCTGATGGTACTTATCAATTTACTACTGATAACTTAACAGAACAAACACCTAGTAATACGTCTGAAAATTTTGAAACTCAAACTCCAGTGAACTATCAGTTGTATGATATTAACTATTCAACAGACGTTGAAATAACAACTGAAGGTAGAAGATATGGTTTAGAGCCTCAATATTCTCAGATGAACGGTAGTTTTTATATTGATCAACTTAGAGGTTTTATAAGATTTGGTTCTGATTTATCTGGTGAAACAATCACCTTGCATTACGTTAGTGATGGTTTAGGTAATGATTCTGAAATGGTCGTGCATAAGTTTTGTGAAGAAGCTTGTTATAAACATATTGTTTATGGAATATTATCTACAAGAAGTAATATACCAGAATATATAGTTCAAAGATATAAAAAAGAAAGGTTTGCTGAAACAAGAAAAGCAAAAATAAGATTATCAAATATTAAACTAGAAGAATTTACTCAAGTATTAAGAGGCATGGGTAAACAAATAAAGTAGAATATGGCAGAACTTTCT